GCTGTATCCTGAACTTCAACTTCTACATCATCTTCAGTTGGTTCTTCTTCAGGTTGAGCTTCTACACCATTAAAAAGTGATGAAGCAATTTCTTGTTTTTTACCATCTAAAGCTTCCATTGCTTTTTGTGATAAAATGTTATTTAAAGTATCTTTAGCATCAGCACTTTGAGCTGCGGCTATTTGATTTACAAAGTCAACTACATCTGTCATAATATTCTCCGATTAACCTTTATTTATTCCGCCAAACTTAATTACATCAGCATCAAGTTCAGGGGTTTGTGATTCAGTTTGATCCGAATCTGTTGTATTATCTTCAGGTGGAAATTGATTTGGATCAACCTCTGATTGACCAAATGAAACACCTGATTCCTGTTCTTCTTCAATTTCTTTTTCCATCTGTTCAATTTGTTCAGATGACATTTGAAGAATATTCTTTTTGACCCAATCGGTTGAGTAGTAACGACCAATATATGGATCAACAGTATTGAGAAGTGCAATTCGTTCTCTTAGTAACTCTGCATCTCTTAATTCTGTAAAGTTATTATCTTTGAGATAATCATAATAGATTTGCTCTTGAAAATCTTGCCATTCTTCTAATGAACAAATCCCTTTTAATACTAATTGAATCTTTAAAGCGTTGTCAAATACTTGTGAAAATTTGTTTCTTAATCTTGTAATAAACTTACCAAACTTAACTTCATCTCTTGTGACTTCAGTTGAACGACCAAGACCAATCATACCGCCTTGTTGTGGTTCTAAACGAGAAATTGGAACATTTAAAGATTGTAATAATTTATTTCTAAAGTATTTAACATCTTCAAGTTCACCTAAGTTTTGACCAGCTGGTAATGTTGTAATCTCTGTACCTTTACCACCTTCTCGTCTTGGTAACCAAAAGTCTTCCAACATTGACATATGTTTTCTATCATCTCTTAACTCACCAGTAGAAGCATCATACACCATCTTGTTACGGTATTTGACCATAACATCTCTTAAGTATTGTTCTGCTTTACCTTTTGGTAAGTTACCAACATCAATGTAAAATATTCGTCTTTCAGGTGCTCGTGATAATCTGTAAATCACCACAGCGTCTTCAATCATTCTTAACTGATTGAGAGGCTTGATTGCTTTATGAAGATAAGAAATAACAAAAGTATTCTTAGCATCCATTAAACCAGAGTTTACATTAATAATAGATTCTGGTGCAATTCTTAATCCTGAATTAACTGATGTAGTATAGTTTTGTGTGGTTGTACCTTTGTCTGTATAGACATAGTATTCACCAATTGATTTAATAACTAATGCACCAGTTTTTGGATCTTTATCTTTTTGAACCTCACGAACTTTTCTGATTTTGCGTGGGTCAATATATCGTAATTCTTTAATACCTTCTTTAGGTCTTGATTCATCAACAACAACATGATAGTAAATACGACCATCAATATACCATCGTTTAAATAAATCATCAGCAAGATTATTAAAGTTCAACATTCTTAAAACATTGTTAAACTCATCTCTGATTTTTTTCTTAATTGATTCTGGTTGTTGAAGATTATCTAATCGAATATCAACAGTTTTACCTGAAGTATCATGTGTAATAGCTTCATTGACAATATCGTCAATTGCCATTTCAAGTTCAGAATGGTTTGCCATTTCACGGTAACGAGATATGAGTTCAATCTCATTACGAACTGAACCTTCTAAATCAACATATGTACCGTAATGAGCATTTTGGGTGATGGTAACTGCACCATCATCCATTGCCTCATTTGGTAGGGTAAAAGAAGGCTGGTCAGATGGTTGTTGAACAACAACATCTTTTTTGCCTAGAGTAAATCCGAATAGTTTAATCGCCATAATAATTTATCATCCTATAAAAAAAATAAAGTGGGGAGTATTCCCCACTCTATTACACAACACCGTCTTCGATTGATTCCCACCATTGGTAAGACATAGTAACCGAAAATTCTTCCATGGTATCATTTGCACCCCAATCTAAATCTATTGGTGTGATTTCGTATGGAAATAAACCGATAAACTTATATTTTTTAATAATACTTCCGGTTTTACCATACTGAGATACTTCGCCGTCAACAGTATAATTTCCTGGTGCTAATCCAGCAGGAGTTCTAATATTTAGGCTGTGACTATTGATACCGTTCATCCATCTTTCGAAAGCGTTACGAACAACAAAATCTTCATCGTTAATAACTGTTACTGTCCAATCAACAAATGTTCTATTACCAACAAACTTTAATTCACGACCAAAGTATTGAACTGGCACAACACCAAGCGTAGCGCCTGGTAACTGTGCAGTTTTACACATGAATGTTAGCTTTTGTTGAGCATTTTCTGGATCCGAAAATCCAGGAAAAGGCATACTCACTTCAAATAAATTTGGGCGAGCACCGTCTCCTACCATTTGAGAGCGGAATTGATTTACATTAAATGCCATTTTTTTCTTCTCCTATCTCTCTATTTATTGAAACCTACCAACGATTTCATCAAACACAACACCTGTTCTTACAGCAACAAAGTTCAATTGAACAAAGTTGACTGATCGTGCTGGTTTAATGTAAATATCGCCAATAAATTCATTTCTATCAACTACTTCTGCTGTGTTATTTGATTCATCACAAACAACACGGAAGTCAGTAATACCACGGCGGCCTTGAACATCTCTCAAATATGGTTCAACAAGATTTATAAATGATGCTCTTGTAAACTGATCGTTGAATTCAAACATAGTTGATCTAGCTGCTCTTGCAATGGTTTTTTCAAGGACAATAAACAGTCTTCTAACATTAATCCTATCAAAAACTGATGGTTTAGATAACAAGGTTTTGTCACCAAATAATATGGTTCCTTCGCCTGGGAATGTTACAACCGGATTAATACCTTTAACATATAAGTTATCTCTTTCAGCCTTTGTTGGACTCCATGATAGTTTAATAGAGTTTTTAATAATACCTCTATTTAAACCGCCTGGAGAAAACCAAGGATCTCTTTCTAAATCTGTTCTAGCACAAACACCTGCAATGTCACCATTGAGTGGATTCCAACGATATACATCGTTGTATTTGTCATATTGATATTTGTAACCTGAATCCATTACTGTGTATGAAGAACTTGATAATGAATCTCTATAAGAGATGATATTAGTAGATTCACTTCCAGCATTATCAACAACATCTGTTTTTAATGGTGATAAAAATACTAAAGCATCTTTTCTTGAATCAACTTTACTAATTAAGTCAGCTGCTATGGTTGCATTACCTGGACCAGAAATTAACAATGAAACATCAACTGCATCTGGATCAGCAAAATAACTATAACCGGTAATAATTTCAGCGGTACCTATTACACCATCTGCACCAGCAGATAATGAAGCATAAAATGGCGTATTAATTCCAGTAAATGCGGTACTTAGTGCTGTGTTGCCCCAATTTGTTCCGCCCGGTTGATGTGTCATCCATCTTACATACTTAGATTTGCTATTAATAACTGTTTTATAATAGTTAGAAGAACCATCATTGTTTACAGCATCAGATGCTTTGGAAACAAATCCGTATTTTTCTAATATTGTATTAGCTGTTCCTGAGAATTTACCATCCTCATCAACAACAATAATATGTGTTTCGTCAACAGAACCGCCTTTGTCTGATACATAATCTGAAGTACCTGGAGCAACTCCAAAATTATCAGCATATTGCCATTTTCTTAAAACGGTTTCACCGCCCGATAGAGCAGATGGTATACCAGATGAAACTACAATTGCGGTTGCATTTACACTAGAAACTCTTGTATAAGATGTTCCTCCATTAAATGAAACGAAATCACCAGCTTTTAAGTTTGATGAAGGATCACCTGTAACATTAATGGTTGTATCACCAGCAGTAGCTGCATTAGCAGTAACACTGTCTGTTGATGATAAATTTGATGAAAATGCTTGTGTGTTAGGACAAATTGAAATTCTTAAAGAGTTACCTAAATCGCCTGGAAATTTAGCGGCAAAAGGTCCATAAGAACTATTTGAAGCACCTTCATGATTGTTTATATAATCGTCATCGTTTTCAATTAACACACCTGCATTATTTGCAGTTGCATTTAATGTTGAGGTTGTGTTAGCTGCACGAACAACTTTTAAATTGTTTGAATAAGCCAAGAAATTTGCTGCAGAGAACCAGTATTCATAATTTGTATTATCAGGTTTACCAAAGCGATCAACTAATTGAACTTCATCGCTTACAGTAACAATCTCATTAACTGGACCCCAATTTAAATTTCCAGCAATACCACCAATTGAAGTGGATACGGAAGGTACAATTGTAGTCAGATCAATTTCTGATACATTTACACCCGGTGAGAGCTGAAATGCCATGGATTTACTCCTTTAATAAATGGGTCGAATTCTTTTTTTAATTTATACTCTATTTAGTTTTTTAGAAAGTTGAAGGTGGATATCTATCTGCCAGGCCACTGTTTGACCACACATCTCCAGAATCGATTTCAACTTCTTCTTTCCGACCATCATCAAATACACCAACAGGTGTTAGTTCTTCATCTATTAACATATTTTGTTCTTTTAATAACTGTTTTCTCACATCAATGTCCGTTTCGTCCTTGAACATTTGTTGAGCCGTTAACCATCCAAATAGAACTAAACCCATCACTAAATCATCATGATTGCCTTCTTCAGCCGCATAACTATCTCTTACACGAGCAAAAGTATTCAATTCAGCAATCGTATCAAAATCATTTATAATTAGTTTATCATTTTCAACTAATGTTTTTAAGTTAGCACAACCAATCTTTTTAACAGATTTCGTGGTTTTGATACCAAAGTTAGAGTTTCTTTTAAATCCACCCGAAATCGTTTGACCTTTAATATGATGATGGTCTAACTTATAAATGTTTTCATACTCTAGGTCATAATGTAGAATATCTACAACTTGTTGACCTATGTTATTTGTTTCAATTAAGGCAAATGCCTCATTATACATTGTACCGATTTTATAAATTATCGTTGGATAAAACATCAACGGTAACTGATTGTTTCGGTATTTTGCAACCTGTCTATATGGCGTCTGTGTTACATCAACAACATTGATGGCTGAATAGTCCATATTCACACCCTCAGCACAATCAACAGCCATAATATACAGATGTCCTGCTTTAGGTTCTTCATAGATATCCAACCCATCATCGTGAC